CTTCTTATATTACTGGTACTCACTACATGTACTTGCAGTGGTCCAAGATTGATGTTGGGCAACCAAATTTTAGGGAATCAAACAGATTATTCTATATATTCTGGGAAGCTTGTAAAGCAGATATACGGAGTTACGGAATGTGTTATCTTAAGAACAGACGATCCGGTTTCTCTTTCATGGCTTCAGGCGAGACAGTTAACCAGGCAACAATTTCCACAGATTCACGATTTGGTATTTTATCAAAGTCCGGGCCAGATGCCAAAAAAATGTTTACTGATAAGGTCGTCCCCATCTCAGTTAATTATCCCTTCTTCTTCAAACCAATCCAAGACGGAATGGACAGGCCGAAGACGGAACTTGCGTACAGAGTACCAGCGTCAAAATTTACCCGTAAGAAACTTGACTCCAATGAAAAGTTACAAGAAATCACAGGGCTCGATACAACGATCGACTGGAAGAACACAGGGGACAACTCGTACGATGGTGAAAAATTAAAACTACTAGTACACGATGAAAGTGGAAAGTGGGAAAGACCAACAAATATATTAAACAACTGGAGGGTAACTAAAACTTGTTTGAGACTAGGTTCAAGAATTATTGGTAAGTGTATGATGGGTTCAACCTCAAACGCTTTAGATAAAGGTGGTGAGAATTTTAAAAAATTATACTATGATTCAAATGCAGAAAATAGAAACGCCAATGGACAGACTCGTTCAGGACTCTATAGTTTGTTCATACCTATGGAATGGAACTACGAAGGGTACATTGATTCTTATGGATTTCCTGTATTCGAAGATCCAAAAAAACCAATCGAGGGGCCGGATGGCTCTCAAATAAAGCAAGGGGTAATTAGCTATTGGCAAAATGAAGTTGATGGTCTAAAGGGTGATCAAGATGGTTTAAATGAATATTATCGTCAGTTTCCAAGAACAGAACAACACGCTTTTAGAGATGAAGCAAAACAATCTCTGTTTAATTTAACAAAGATATACGAACAAATAGATTACAACGAAGACTTAAGAAATACCGCTATAATTACTACTGGTAGTTTTATGTGGGAAAATGGTATCAAAGATACTAAGGTTCTTTTTGTACCAAATAAAAACGGTAGGTTTAATGTAAGTTGGGTTCCTCATGTAGGACTTCAAAATAGAGTTGTAATAAAAGGTAATACAAAATACCCAGGCAACGAGCACTGCGGTGCTTTTGGATGTGACAGTTATGATATATCAGGTACAGTTGATAAAAGAGGTTCCAATGGAGCCCTGCACGGTTTAACAAAGTTTAGTATGGAAGATGTTCCACCTAATAGATTCTTTTTAGAGTATATAGCTAGACCTCAAACTGCTGAAATATTTTTTGAAGACGTATTAATGGCTTGCATATTTTACGGTATGCCTATACTTGCCGAGAATAACAAACCCAGATTATTATATCATTTTAAAAGAAGAGGCTATAGGGGTTACTCTATGAATAGGCCTGATAAAAGATTAAACAAATTATCTGTAACCGAAAGAGAAATAGGTGGAATACCTAATTCAAGTGAAGATATAAAGCAAGCACACGCTGCTGCTATAGAATCATACATTGAAACATGTGTTGGTCAAACAGAATCAGGCTATGGAGATATGTACTTTCAAAGAACATTAGAAGATTGGGGGAAATTTAATATAAATAACAGAACAAAGCATGATGCTTCTATAAGTTCTGGCTTAGCAATAATGGCTTGTAATAAAAATTTATACTCACCAGTTAGCCCGGTGCAAAAAAAGGTTTACGATTTAGGAATTAAAAGATATGATAATAGAGGTTCTATGTCTAAAATATTAAGATAAATGAAAATACAAACAAATACTGATAGTTCTTTCCCTAACCAGGTTGTTAGCGACGAGGTAAAAGCTAGTAATGATTACGGCTTGCAAGTTTCTAGAGCTATTGAACAAGAATGGTTCAATCAAGGAAGAGGTAACGGTAATAGATATTTAAACAATTGGAATAGCTTTCACACGCTGCGATTATACGCTAGAGGCGAGCAAGCAGTTCAAAAATATAAAGACGAATTGTCTATAAATGGCGACTTGTCTTATCTTAATTTAGATTGGAAACCTATACCAGTTATATCTAAGTTTGTTGATATTGTTGCAAACGGTATGTCTAACAAGTCTTATGACATTAGCGCTTTTGCTCAAGATCCATTTTCTGTAAAACAAAGAACAGACTATGCTGCTGCGGTTGAAAGAGATATGAATACCAAAGAAGCTCTTGTTAATATTAAAGAAAACCTAGGCATGGATTTTTCTTTAACAGGAAGTTTAGAAAGTTTACCTGAAAACCAAGAAGAGTTAGATGTTCATTTACAAATGACAACTAAACAAAATGTTGAAATAGCAGAAGAAGAGGTTATAAATAATGTATTATCTTTTAACAAGTATAATGAGACTAAAAAACGATTAGCTCAGGATTTAACAATAATAGGTATTGGAGCCTCTAAAACATCCTTTAATAAAGCCGAGGGTATAACTGTAGAGTACGTGGATCCAGCTAATATGATTTATTCATATACGGAAGATCCAAATTTTGAAGATGTGTATTACGTAGGTGAAGTAAAATCTATATCATTATCAGAACTTAAAAAGCAATTTCCATCACTAACCCCGGATGAATTACAAAGAATACAAGATATGCCGGGTAATTCTCAGTATGTTACTAACTGGGGTAATTACGATGCTAACACTATTCAGGTTTTATACTTTGAATACAAAACATATTCAGATCAGGTATTTAAAATAAAGAAAACAGATCAAGGCTTAGAAAAAACATTAGAAAAGTCTGATACATTTAATCCACCCGCAAATGATAACTTTGAAAGGATATCGAGAACGATAGAAGTTTTATACTCAGGAGCAAAAGTATTAGGCACAAATATTATGTTAGATTGGAAACTAGCTGAAAATATGACAAGGCCAACGGCTGATACTACAAAAGTTTTAATGAACTATTGTATATCTGCTCCTAGAATGTATAAAGGACGTATAGAATCTGTTGTTAGTAAAATAACTAGCTTTGCGGATATGATCCAAATAACGCATTTAAAACTACAACAAGTGATGTCTAGAATAGTACCNGATGGTGTATTCTTAGATATGGATGGTTTAGCAGAAGTTGATTTAGGTAATGGAACAACTTACAATCCAGCAGAGGCATTAAAAATGTATTTTCAAACAGGATCTGTTGTAGGTAGATCACTAACACAAGATGGTGAATTAAATAGAGGTAAGATACCTGTTCAAGAATTATCATCTTCAAGCGGTCAAGCAAAAATACAAAGTTTAATAGGTACGTATCAGTATTATTTACAAATGATAAGAGACGTAACCGGATTAAATGAAGCAAGAGACGGAAGTGCTCCAATGAAAGATTCTTTAGTAGGTTTACAGAAAATAGCAGCCAATGCTTCTAATATAGCTACTAAACATATATTAGATTCATTATTATACTTAACAATTAGAACTTGTGAAAACATAAGTTTGAAAGTTGCTGATGTTATTGAAAACCCTTTAACAGAAAACGCTTTGACTAACGCTATAAGTACATTTAATACTAAGACTCTTGAGGAGTTGATGAATTTACAGTTACATGATTTTGGTATTTATTTAGAATTAGAGCCAGAAGAAGAAGAAAAAGCTTTATTAGAACAAAATATACAAGTTGCTTTACAAACGCAAGCTATCGCATTATCTGATGCTATTGATATTAGACAAATTAAAAATATAAAATTAGCTAACCAATTCTTGAAGCTTAGACAAACTCAGAAAATAAAAAGAGAACAAGAACAGCAACAAGCTAATATTCAAGCACAAGCGCAAGCAAATGCAGAAGCAGCTGAAAAAGCCGCAATGGCTGAAGTGCAAAAGCAACAAGCGCTTACTCAAGAAAAAGTTAGTATAGAACAAGCTAAGTCTCAGTTTGAAATTCAAAGAATGCAAACCGAAGCTCAAATAAAGAGAGAGTTAATGGCTGAAGAGTTTCAATACAATATACAATTAGCGCAAGCTCAAATGGGTGCTGCTCAGGCAAAAGAACAAGAAATAGAGGATAGAAAAGATAAAAGAATAAAAATGCAAGGTACACAGCAGTCTGAATTAATAAATCAAAGACAGACGGATGGTTTACCTAAAAACTTTGAATCATCAGGGAATGATGTACTGGGTGGATTTGGATTAGAAGAATTCGGCCCTAGCTAATATTACAAACAATTATTTAATTATATTATATTATGTCAGAAGTAAAACAAGAAGGGGATTTTAAAATTAAATCCAAGAAAAAAAGCCCTAAGCAATTAGGCAATCAATCTAGTGAGACTGTAAAGATAAACATAGATGAAGTTAAAGAACAAGTAATTGACGAGCTTACTAAAGTAGTAATACCGGATAACGTTCAAGAAGACGTTGTTTTGGTTGGTGAAACACAAGAGCAAGAATCTATTGAAGATGGATTAGTAGAAATTAACGAAGAAGAAGAGGATATAATTGAAGCTGCTCCCGCCCAGATTACGGAGCAACCGATTGTAGAACAAAGAGTGCTCCCTGAAAACATTGACAAGCTAGTTACCTTTATGGAAGAAACCGGTGGGTCTATGGAAGACTATGTTAGGTTAAATGCGGATTATT